GTAAAGAACGCCACCAATCGCGGTAAATGTTGCTTCAGCATAGACACTCGCATCACCTAGCCGAACTCTAATGCCATTCGCTGTAACTGTTGTAGTTGTGACAACAGCCGCATTGCCAAACTGCACCCTTCTACCATTCGCCGTAAATGTTGCATTGCCTGTAACTGCCGCATTGCCAGCAAAGACACCAACACCATTCGCTGTAACTGTTGCAAGTCCATTAACTGATGCAACACCAGCAATGACTAAGCCACCATTAGCGGTAAACGTCGCTATTCCATTAACAGAACCAGCACCTAACTGAACTTTGATACCGTTAGCTGTGACCGTTCCTGTTGCATTAACCGCAGCAGCAGCGAATTGAATCCTGATGGCATTAGCCGTAACCGTAGCCGTTCCATTAACAGCGGCATTACCTAACCGTACTAGAATCGCATTAGCTGAGAACGTACCCGTAGCACTTACCGCAGCAGTTCCTAGCGCAACTCGAATACCCGCTGCCGTAACCGTAGCTGATGTAATAAATACACCAGCACCGAATTGCACCCTACTACCAGCCGCAGTAACCGTAGCATTGCCTGTTACCGCTGCATTGCCAAATTGGATACGAATTGCATTTGCTGATACCGTTGCGGTTCCATTAACAACAGCATTGCCAAGCCGTACCCTAATCGCATTAGCAGTAACAGTAGCTGATCCACTAACAGCAGCCGATGCTAACTGGATTCTTATACCAGCCGCAGTAACTGTTGCTGTGCCGTTGACATTCGCAACACCAGTTTGAACCCTGATGCCAACCGCAGTAACCGTAGCCGTACTAGATATTGCTGCATTGCCTAATGCGACCCGAATACCATTAGCGGTAACTGTCGCTGTTCCGTCAATACTCGCACTACCAAACTGCGTAGACCCCGCTAACGAGGAATAAGGAGTTTGAGCAAATGCGCTGATACCGAACATTTAGACAACCACCCATCTAGCACCAGTCGGAACCGTTACCGTCACACCTGTATTCAATGTGACGTTGCCAGCACTCATGCCATTGTAGTTAGTTGGGAATGTCAATGATGTCGCTACCGTATTGGAGTTCAGATAAACCCCATTAGACGCAGCAAATTGAGCATCGTAAGCCGTATTTGTCTCATCACCATAGACAGCCTTATCCGATGGATACGTTACAAATACATCCTTACTATTAGCCGCAAAGTTAATTGCAGCCGTAGTACCAGAGGAGTTAGAGAGAATCGTAGTTCTAGCTAAGGTAGTGCCAGAAGCCGTATAAGTACCGATCCCAACTTCCCAAGTACCCGCTGTGGAATCAACAATGGCGTAATACGTTGTGTTGCCATTGCCAATATCCGCAAACGAACGGAATCCAGATACAGCACCCGCTAAGGTCAACGTACCTGTACCCGCTGTGGTACTCGTTTCCCTGATCCTGTCCTTTACGACTAAAGGCATGATCTATCCTTATGCCAGAGTTACACTCAAGCTACCAATAGCAATACGGAAAATATCACCAGAAGCAATCGTCTTAGAAGCATCTAGTGGCGTGTGATACAGCATATTGCCTGTGGTCAACGCATCACGAATAGCCACATGAGTAATCGCTCCCCATGAGCCTGTAGCCTGTGGGAATTCAATCGCAGCCGAGTTCGTAGATACGCCATTACTAGGCGCACCAAACGTAATCGACTGACGAGCATACGAACCACCTGAAACCTCAGTTCCAGTATCCGCATCCGTTGGATCAGTCGTGTACAAAGCCAGATAAACAACAGTAGGACTTGTAAAAGCTGTATTTCGTAGAGTAGCGTTAATCAGCGCGTTCTCAAGATAATTCGACATTTCTGCCATGATTTCACCTCACGTTATAAGACATTGACATAGGTTGACCACTATACTCACTTGATTGATCTGATGTGTTAATAGCACTAATCGCACGATCATACAAAGCAGACCATGTTTGCAAACGAGCATCATTCATCAGATACGGCTCTGCTTCTCCTAGTGACGCATATAACAAAGCATCAGGATAGTTCGCTAGGAATACGTTACTCGGATTCGCGTCACTCAATAGCGTAGGCTTAGAGTAATACAACATTTGCAACGTATAGGATGTATCTGGAATAGGAGCTAGCTGAATCTCTGAGCCGAGAATCGTATAGTCCACAGGTCTGCCACTCTCAGTCGTTCTGGCAGTCTCGTAGAAGCTGTTAGGAGCCTTGTAGCGCAACGTAAACACCGGATTAGTGTTCAGGTGTATGTCGCGCATCTCTAAGAAATCAGTCGGTAATCCAACCGTAGAGTCACCGCCAGTCGTTGTCGCTGTGGCAACCACAAGCATCTGACGAGTCCGAATGTCTCGTCTCAGCCGTTCTTCAGCTAGTCGGATAAAGTCAGGAATGACGGTGGTCAAATCACTACGGGCTAGATAGCTTGCTACCGTAGTCTTTAAGTCCGAATAGGAAGTAAACGGCATATTATTCCTCTAATTGCTCAAAATCTTTCCATCCGTACTCATAGGTTCCTATGTGTCGAATGTGCATGGACAGTTCATGGTCAACGTAGGTTGGGAATCCTTCTGATGCAGCCTTGACGCAGAAATAAACATCCTCGCCACAGACTCCATTCTTACCCCATCCAGCATCAAACCAAGGTCTGCCAGTCTTTTCAAATACCTCTTTGCGGATCAGTACAGCACCAAACCCAATCGCTGTAACTTCCTCAATACCCTCTTTACCACGACTATCGATGTTCTCCCATTTATGGACTAACGTATCACCGTCCATATACTTCGTCATCATCTTAGCCGTAGGTGTTACAGGCTTCCTTCTTGTAGTCGCATTAACGCCAACGATAGGCACTTCACGACTCAGCAGAATAGTAATGATGTCAGGAGGAAACCGCATATCGCTGTCCACAAAGAACAACGCATCACAGCCCTCTTTCAACGCTACCTCTGCCAACTTCTCACGCTGGTCAAATATCAGCGTTCCCGGCATCGTATAAAGGCTTAAACCACCCTTACCATCCTTGCATCGGACAGACGCATCATGTGCAGCCATCTTCGCAAAGTCGAACGCAAATGCCGTGTGAACCTCATCCCTTGCAGGAACGCAAACACCAACTCTCATACTGTACCTCGATACGTTTTCCAGACAGCATTATCAGGATCATTCAGCCACTTGGCAAATCCAACGTCATCAATCACCCTGAAGCCCTTCATAATCCCCATCTGGTTAAGTACATCAATAACCGTGAAAGGTATTCTGGCTACATGGTGCAGATCGTTTAGATGCCCTTTGCGCTCTTTATCGAAATCTAACTGAGCCTTGTTAGCCTCAATGATCTCGGTAACATCCTGCTTCGTCTCGATGACAATCCCACCGTCACCGTCCTCATATACTGTTTGAGTCCGTATCTGGTTACTCATGTAATGTGTGTCCAAGTGCGCCCTATTCTCACTCCCCGAACGCAATTTGGGGATACGCCAAGTTCTCTAGCTATTCCAGCATGACTTAGCGTACTTGAACGGATCAGCCTAACCTTTTCCTCGTTAAGCAATGATTTCCCGTTCCCTTCGCCTTTAGGAGAAACAACCCGCTTTCTCCCTTTTGCAATCATATCCTGCGTATTTTCCTTTGGCGTACCAATGCTCAAGTGGTGAGGATTGACACAGCTAGGATTATCGCATTTGTGCATCACAAACATACCATCAGGTATATCTGTTTTGTTAAATAACTTCCAACTTACCCTATGCGCTCCATCAGACCCTAAAGACTTTGCGCCTAAGCTAATCCTTCCGTATCCGTTGGATAAACGCTGACCAAGCCATTCCCAACATTCAGATTCCTCTTTCTTATCAACAAAACGCCAGAATCTTTCTTCCAAACTTCCATGAGCATATTTCTTTTGCTCAACAACGCCATGAGTCTTAAATCTAACGTAATGCTTGTAGCAAAGACCTAAACTCTTAACCCTTACTGGAACATCGCAACCATCAACTGAACATTTCATAAATCCTCCCATGGATAACCACAGGAGGATTATATATCAAACTCCGTTATAGAGCCATGTCCAGATCGAATATTCCGCCATGAGCTGCTTCGTTCTTAACTTCCAGAGTGACTTCAGCCAGCAACTGAGTATTCTCAGAGTCACCAGTCTTAGCCAGATCGTTAGTCTGGAACGGACGCAGATACGCCAATGCTGCGTATTCTGGATCGAGTACCAGAGCATCACGGGTACGCATGAAGCGGTTAGGAACAACCGACATCGTGCCAAAGTCAGACATATAAACGTCAGCAGCACCGATAATGGTGGTCGGAGTGTTACCCGGAGCCATGTAACGCTGTGCAGCGATACCAGCAAACGAGCTAACCTTCTGCTTACCAGAAGCGCCAACCATCAGAATCTTAGGTGAGCCACCCGATGTAAACACCTCTGCAACAACAGTCTTCAGCAGAGCTTCGGTGAAAGTACGCTGAGTACCGTCAGTACGAGTCGATACACCGATGGTCGCTGGATCAGCACCGTCAGAGGCTTTGTCAGAGTTAGTCTTGATCCATGACAGCAGCGAACCGAGCTTACGAGCAATAGTCGATGTACCAGCCGAACGACCTTGGTTAGCGCACAGGATAGTCTCCAGATCACGCTTGATCTCAGCCGATGCTTTAGCCAGTTGATAAGCCTTTTCAGACTTACGACCTGCCTTGTTTACTGTGTCCAGAGTACCCGAAACCTGAACGGTCTTTTGGATA